AGATGCGCTGCCCGGCCCGCCGGTAGGCGTAGACCAGCAGGCCGGAGCAGTCGATGCCGCGGCTGTCGTTGGTGCCGGGGGAGACGTAGGGCCAGCCCATCGCGCTCTCCACCGAGGCGATCAGGCTGTCAACGCTGATTTTCGCCATCTGGATCATCCTCCATCAGGGTCACGCCGTCGTCATCGTCGGGCGGGTGAAACCGCATCAGCTCGCTCTCGTCGGCGGCTCTGTTGCACAGGATCACCACCACGCAGATCAGGAACACGCAGAGCAGCCCGCCGATCAGGTAAAGCATGCCGATCCCCTCCTTCGTTTTGCTAAGGACATGCGGTACGTGCCAGACCCGGAGGAAGGGGAGCGCTGAGCTTCCCTTTTTCGTTCCCTCCGTTTCTGATTTAAGGTGTTATTTTACGCATCACCGATATTGATATAATTCGCTCTAATAGCGTTTGCAACAACTCGCCCGTATTTCTTGCCGCCAAGGATTGTTGGATGCAATAAATCGTAGGTATCCATCTTTGCCAAAGCACCGCCAGGAGCAAATACTTCGGCGTATGTGTAAGGGTTTGTTTGTGTGCCGTTCCCTTTGGGATAATTCATGATTGTGTTGATTTGCGGCCCGCCTTGCCAGTTAATGAAATTTATTCCGCACATATTGCATGAGAGTTCCTGCTGCTGATAAATTTTCGTCACCCCAGGAAAATGATTACTGAGCCAATATCCAAGCAACGAGCGCGATGTGGCAAATATTTGCGCCTTTGGAAACAAAGTCTGCAACTCTTCCACAAGTGCGCGATACGCGCCAGCAAAACATGTTCTGTTGACTTCATCGGACGGGGTTTTGATATAACAATCTCTAACAGTCGGAGTGTCATAGGCAGTTCTCGCCACATATACATCAGTAACGTGCTTCATCATCTGATCTGGATATGTCTCTACAACGCTGTCGGCATCAGGCGAATCATTCTGCCCACCCTCAATAATGATGACATTCGGATATTCGGATTCTGCGGAATAAATTTTGCTTTCCCCACTATCCAAATCAGTTCCGGTCATCAATCGTTTTAGTTTTTCGATTTGGCACATAAACGTATTGTGGTTGCCAGTAACATCCGATACAACAGGCCGCGACGTATACGGATATTGTGTTCTGTCTTGATAATTATCTTTCAGCGACGCAGAAACAACGGCCAGATTCACAAGGGAACTAACGTTCAATTCATTTTGTAATGCGGAAACCCATTGTCCGTTCTTACTATAGGAATCACCAATAATAAGCACCCTGTACTCTGTTTCTTTTTCCAGTTCTGCGACCCTACCATCAATGTTGGAGATCGTTTCTTTTGTATCGGTGATTATTTCTTTTGTATCGGTGATTATTTCGACCGTATAATCAACACCGTTCCTAAAAGTAACGCTGAACCACAACGCACCATTGGGAATTGTAACAGGCTCATTTTTATGATCTACCATCCCGACCTGAGTTATATACGATAATTCCTTCGGCGGATCACCAACAAGGTTATCGTAAAAAGTAACAAAAGGCATCGTTGCATTGTTAATGCCACTTCTTCCAGTGATTCGCAATTTAATAGCGTTATTAGGAATTGGGTAGAATTTTATGGTACTATAATTGCTTGAGTTAGGATACGAAATCATATCGTAAGTAGTGTCATAAGTCATATACACGCTTTTGATATATGAAGAAGCATTACTGGCGTTTAATGCTAAAAATAGGCTGTTGTCTATATCGTCAACTGCGCTCTTTAAGTCAGAAACCTGTTGCCCAAGATCACCGGCCAAAGACACCTGTACCGCGTCCGTTCCCGTCCATAATCCGGCGGCATGGTCAGCGGTGAAGCGGTAGAGGTTTCCGCCCTGCCAGACGTAGCTCCCCGCCGTGTATGCAGTAGACGCGGAGAAGGTCGGCGCAACGGCTGCCAGAAGCTCGGTATACTCCGGCGGGATGCTGTCCACGGCGGTTTGAATGTCCGTGATAAGCTGAGAGACAGATGAAATGATGGTTCCGGGGTCAATGGTCTGGTCTGTCTCGGTGGACTCCGCGGAGAACTTCGCGCTGAGAACCGTTGCAATCTGCTGTCCGCTGGTCAGTTTGACATATACGCCGATAATGCCAGGGATGGCCAGCGCGGCCTCTTCAAGTGTGACGGTAACAAGGTTGCCGCTGATCTCGCCCGTGGTGATTGGGACGGTCTGCCCCCGGCTGTTGATGACCGTGCCGGAGACCGTGCCGCCGCCCGCATAGGGCTCGCCGTTGTCATACAGATAGACTCCGATTTTTTCTGACAGGTTATCCCCAGTGAAAACCACGTCTTCGCAATGGTGGATGATTCGCGGTTTGGTCAAATCCTGATAGAAAATCTTTTTGAATTGCGCCATTTTTATTCTCCTTTCTGGATAATTTCAAGCTGGCCCTTCAATTCTTCGATCTTGGCGTCCTTGGCTGCAAGCTGCTTTTTGACTTCTTCTTTGAGCTGCGCCGTCAGATTCGCGGTGGCCCAGATCGCCCCGGCCCGAAGGGTGCCTTTCGTGTCTGCAATGGTTTCAAGGTTTTGAGCGATGCCGTCAATTATTTTTTGGATGTCCATGCTTGCCTCCTTATTTGTAATACAGACGCCCAGACGGGAGGGATTTATAAATTTTGTTACCGGTTGACGGGTCTGTATCCTCATAATACAAGCCCTGCGCGGCGTATGTTGCGCCTGTGCTGATTGAAAAAGATCTGATGTTGTACCATTTCCCATCAGCGGCGGCCTTGCCCCAAATATATCCCTTTATATATTGAGTGCCTTTATTGAGACCTGTGCTTGGCTTGGAGTTCTCCGGCCCCGATCCAGAATTGCCGTTCAGGTCGATTTCGGTATAACCGTCCGCAATAGATGAGGCGTCAACTGTTACGGTTTTCCCGGTTGGCTGGAATGATTGTTCATTGCCCGGCGTCGTGGAGTGTAAAATCTGAACGGTTGCGACTTTCCCATTCCATGACGCGGGGCCGCCCTTGATCCAGTCATAATAGTGTTGATTCTGCGGGGACGCTAAGACATCCAACGCGCCGCCAGTCCACGTCCCGGCAAACGAACTGACGGCCCGACTAAAAGACCCTACTGTATGGGGCGTCCCGCTAAGGTCTGTATAACTTAGCGTATATTGATTGTTTGTAGGGCCAGACAGGGAAATGGAATTGACGGGGTTTAACTCTGTTCCGTTGATCTTTACGCCCTCTGTCGCTGTCAACCAGCCTTGCGTGCTAATATCACCATCTGCGCCTATGCCGCTGCTATCGCAAACAATACCGCCGAAAACTGTAAGCTGATTCATGGTTACGTTTGCGGTTCGGAACTCTGCAAGAAGCCCGTCAAAATCCAGATGGTCCGCAGCGAGTTTAATTGATGTAGTACCATCGTCATTGAATGCCGCGATGATTTCCGCCGCTTTGATATAGTTTCCGCCTGTACCCTCGCCCACGACAAGGCTTATCTTGTTCGATTGCGTTTGAAACTCCGCGCCGACGCCTTTTGTATAGTCCAGATGATAGATCAGAACGCCGTCCTGGCTTTCAATCGCAATTCCGGCCTCTTGCAATACGCCGTCCGTTTCGGATAGGTGCTGCGCGTTGAGCTGTATGGTATACTCGTTGGCGGTAATGTGGGTTTCATACTCCGCGAATTTGGCCTCCGCTTTGGTCTGGCTTCGTCCGCTGCCGCCTCCGCCGCCGGTGGCCCTACTGGCTGTCTCCCTTGTGATATAGACGATGTTTGGAATATAGGCCCCGATGGTCAGCCGCGTCATGGAGGCGTTCAGCAGGTCTTCCGTCATGCGGATGATCTCCCGCGCAAGGCTAACGCCGGTGGGCCTGATCTCCACAATGGCGGTGTCATGCAGGCACAAGGGCTGATCGGCATAGCCCATGCGGTACAGGTCCATCACGGTGCTGTCTATCTGTACATCCGGGATGCGCACCGTTTTGAGCGTTTCCCACGTTTTTTGAAGCAGCAGCTCCGCGTCGTTGATATCGCCGTTCTGATAGTAACCGAAGCGCGGACGCCCGCCGCGCCCGTATTCGGCTGTGGCGTCCGGGTCTTCAAGGTAGGTTTGTCCCTGCGGCTTGGCGGGATGGTCTGAGGTAGCGGCCCATACCACGTCCGCGAAGGTAAGCGGCGGCGCGGCCTGTGTTGCCGTGCTGGGGTTATTGCTGGTCTGGGCCTTGCCGAAGCCGTAGAGCGCGGTTTTTACCTTGCTATCGTCCCATGTTACGCCCATTTCGTCCGCGTTCTTTTCAAGGCTCAGACGCACGCCGCGGAAGGTGCCCTGCGCGGGGGTGATATCCAGATAACGCCCGGTAATGCCGGACGCGGAGAAGGTGACGCGAGGGGTGATATAGACGTTCCAGTTCGCTTCGATTGTGCGGATGTTGGGCCACACCTCGCCCATGGACAGATCAGCGGAAGAAACGGGGATGCCCGCCGCCACGTTGCCCACGCTCCATAGCGTGCCGGTGAGCAGGCCCGCAAGCGCGGTTTCCACGCTCTGATTCGTGATCTCCGCCGATTGGCAGAAATCGTCCGTCAGCTCGGAGATGACAATATGCTCCGCCGTGATCTCCTGATAGTGATCGGGTTCATAGCTCTTGGCCTTGCGAACCTCGAAAACCTGAAAAGCGCCCCGGCAGTCCATAAAGCCGACGCGCATACCGTGTTCGATCACCTTCTCCGGGTCATATGGGAACAGCGCGTAGAAGCTCATTTCCTCATGCGTCCACTCGGCCCGCTCCGCGTCCTCCCGCACAAACAACGGGCGGCCCGCCAGATTGAAAAACACGAATTGCATTATATCCACCTCTCGACATAGTGGATTGTTCCTGTGCCCGTGATGGTCTGCTGACCGGCGCGGGGGATCAGAAACCGGGATGTCAGATAGTCATAGTTTTGCATGACGCTCACGCCGTCAAGCGCCGCCGTCTGTCGGTTGAGATCAAGCACAAACGCGCCCGCGCCGATGGACGTAAAAGCCACGGTATCTGTTCCGTCGCTCCACGAGGCCGCGCCCGCTGCGCTGAAGGTGTTTTGAATGGTCATCAGCGGCGGCGCGGTGCCGTCCGCGTAGAACGGCGAACCACAGGCGGCGGTTTTCTCCACCTTGGACGTGAAGAAGGGGTTTTCGTAGGTGGTGAACACAAGCCGAAGTTTGCTTTCCCACCATTGCCGCGTGGAGGGTTCGGGGCGCTGGGTACACAGGCATTCCAGATACAGCCCCTCATGGCCGGGGATTTCAAGCCGTCCGATGCCGTCCCCGGCCCATCTGCTGATCGCGTCGAGGTAGGCTTGCCGCGCGTCCGTGTTTTGTTCCAGCACGCCGAAGGTGATTGCCACCGTCCGGCTGCCGCCCGTGACACGGACGAAATCAGCGCCCCAGAGAATAGGGCGTTGTCTCGCCGTGACGTTCAGCGGGATCGGGGAGGGCCGCACGTCCTCCACCTTGACCGGAGCGATGCCTTCCAATGCAACATTGTTAAAATAAATCATTGCTGCCAGCCGCTCCTTTCCAATGCTCGGTAGCTGTCCGCCTGCCGCCCGGAGACCACCCGGCCCACGGTCACGCCGTCCAGATAGACATTCCCGCCCGCGTGTACGTTGTCGCGCATGACGTTACCGAACATATCATAATCAATATTGCTGTTCCCATTCTTGAAGTTCTGCCAAATGCGGTTTTCTTCCGCCGTCAAAATACCTTCCCCGGCGTGTAACCGCGCAATATAATTGTCAAATGGGACAAAATCAAGGCCGTTTGCGTGTGATCCGTTGACAGAAGAATAATAGTAATTGTAATACTGCCCGGAGTTCATCTGCGTTGAGCCGAGCGCACCGGCGGCATTATTTGCAGCCTGTGTCATGCGTTCCAGCGCTGAAACGGCTATGTCGTATTGTACGCTTGCGCTTGCCATCTTTTGCGACAGTAATTCAAGGTTTGCGTTATAATCTTGAACGTTTTTTGTCTCCTGATTATAAATGGCTTCATACTGCGCAAGCTGTGCTTCCATGTCAATCTGCGCTTGGTTGCCAATTCCGTTGACATCGTTATTGATTGATCTTGCGTAAGCCATCAGACGATCAAAGCCCATTTCCCGCGCATCCTTCATTGTGAATGCTTCGTTGTTTTGCTTGATGAAGTCCACAATCGCGGAAAATGCTTCGTCTGCTTTGGACTGTGCTATATCCCGGTTGACTTCCGCTGTGTAATACTCCTGCGCGGTGTCAACCTTTAATTGGGCAATGTCCGCAATGGCCTTGCGCTTTGCTTCTTCAATCGCCGCCTGTTTGGTTTTCTCGATGTACTCTTTCAGTTCTTCATTGGACAGCGTAAGCTTTCCGGTTTGTTCGTCTATGTATTGGTTAATATCCGGGAAAACCTCTTTCAGCTTTTCAAGCGCCGTTCTCCATGCGTCCGTGTTTGTTGCCATATCGCCGTATTTCTCATACAGACTGTTCATATAGCCAAGAATGCCTTGCGCCTCGGTGGCCTGTCCTGCCGCATCCCCGATCTCGTCTGTGGCCTTGGTCAGCGCGTCCGTCGGCTTTGTTGTCAGCATTTCAAGGAAGTCCGCTGTCGCGTTGGCAAGCTGTGTCGCCATCGGCAGCAGGATTGCGCCGACATCAGCCTTTAAGGATTCAAGATAGGTTTGAATCCGTCTTTGTGTGTTTGCATATCCGTCAGATGTCCGTGCAAAGTCTCCCTGCGCGTCTGAGGCTGATTCCATGAGGTATTTATAACGCACTAAAAGCCGTTCGCTTTGGCTCATGTCCTTGTATGCGTTTTCAAAACCTTGCGCCATAGCATAGGCAGCAAGGTTTGTTTCGCTCATGTTGATACCAAGCTGTTTTAACGGCTCAGTCTCGCCAGAAATGCCAGCCCGAATCTTCATAAACGCGGTGTCAAAATCCATGTTGTAAAAGGATGCCATGTCAGCGGCAAGCCCTGCCATGTTCATACTCATATCAAGTATTTCATCCTCTGCCATGCCCGCGCTTTTCATCATTGCGCCCATTGTTGAGGCGTATTGTTTGGCTTGTAACTCGGTCAAGCCGAATTGGGATGTTGCAGACTTTGCCCAAGCTTCAATCTTTGCCGCGCCAGCTTTTCCAAAAGTCACATCGACAACATTCTGCACTTCTTCAAGGTCGGAGGCTACCTCTATAGATTGCATTCCGAACTGCACAAGCATCTGCGTGATCTTTGCGAATGCCGCCGATGCCGTAACGGCTTTGAGGCCGTTTATAAGGTTGTCTTTTATGTTGTCCGATGCTTCGCCCGATGCCGTGTCCCACTTTACGCCAGCGCTACGGATGGCGGATGTTGTTTCGTTTAGTGTTCTTTGTATTCCGCTTTTGTCTCCCTTGATTTCAAAGACAACTTGTCCGTCAGCCATTTACTCTTTCACCTCTTTTGCGATTGTGGACAGGCCAGCAAATGCCCGGTGTGTAAATCCTTCGTAACGCTTCCGCTGCTCCTCCGGCGTAAGCTCCAGCGCATAGTAACTTTTCGCACGGATCAGGGCTTCGCGCTCTTTCTGATTGTATTTGTTCGCGGTTGGTGTCTCCTGCGCACGAATCCCGATAACGTCGGTATATCTGTTGCCGCTTGGCAGGTTTTGCACGAGCGCTTGAAACTCAAACCAATGCAAATCATCCCGATATAGGTTGATCCCGTATTCCTGCCAGAATGCCGCCCTTATCAAGTCCGCATCCTGTTCAAAGCTTGTAAGGCGCTCACCGGTTGCTTTTTTATCGCCGCCAAATAAAAGCCGCATGACAGCGGCAAGCAAATCATGATACTTTTTCGGCGGGTTCTTCTTCAATACGCAACGGAGCGCGTACCAGTCGCGGGCCGCTGGTGTCAGGTCATCTTGTCCGATGATTTCAAGCATCCGAAGCACGTTTCTGAATCCAAGATGAAGTCTGTACCTTTTGCCGTTTACGGTGATGCTGTCCGGGAGTGGCTCATACAATTTTCGCATGTTTCTGCGCCTTTGTGATCTTGTCAGTTAATCGTTGCGTGAAATATTTGCTCGTAAACTCGAAAACGGCGTAGGTGCTCCCGTGATAGAAGTTCAACAGTTTTTCTGTTTGTTCCACGCCGAAAATGGAACGTGCAAACCGGATCGCGGCTTTGTCAATCTTTCCCGCGTCTTCTTTTGCGGTTTCTATGTCGTCTAATGTACGTTTAATCCTGCGGGCGATCATCATTGCATCTTCGTCAACGTACAGCTTTAATTTTTCGTCACCTTCAACGGCGTAAACCGTATCGCGCACATGATTCAAACTGATTTTATTGCTATTCTTAAACAAGCGCGTTTTGCCTCCTTCGCAGCAAAAAAACGGGGAGGGGAAGCCCCCTCCCCGTCAGGAAATGCCGTTTACTGTCCACCATCCGGGTATGCGTCCACCCAGAAAATAGGTTCTCCGTACATCTCGCTCTCTTCCGTTTGCACATAATACCACACGGCGAAATTGTAATGCTGCCCGTCTTCAAGCGGCATTCGTGAAAATGCGAACGTTGTATTATTTTCGACAAACAGCCCCATCGAGCCGGGGTCATCGTTCGGAACGGTGTCAATGCAGAATTCAAACTCCCCGCTTGCGCCGTCCGTTGGTGTTGCCGATAACAGCAATTCGGTCACGGTCTGCGGATCATAGTGCGTCACGAGCATGTGCGGGTTATCCGTTGGCTCTAAAACAAGCGATCCTATAGCGAGCCTATACAGGATCGGTGTCAAGGGGCGTCCGTCACTGTGGGAATGCCATTGACCATAACGGAGAAGTTCAGCTTGTCGAGTTCAATCGCATTCCCGCCGAAGGTTACAAGGTTGGCAATGGTCGCGTCCGCGACAATCTGCTTTCCGTGTTCGATAATCTTCAAGCTGGTTTTACGCGCCTCGCCAAACTGATATTTCAGGCTCACAATATAATCCTGCGCGGCGTCACCCTCTACCCGGTCACACTCGAAATCGTACTGCGGGGCCATCCCGGTTACTTCATTATGTGCGCCGCCGTGACCGCAAAGGTAATAAGCCTGCTGGTTCTGCTCGTTGCTGTTTTCGTTGACGTTTTTCACGCCCTCGCACAGTCGCGCATACGTCCAGACCGGCGGGGTCGCTTCCGTCTTTGAAACGCCGATATAAAAACCATCATCGTAAACCGGATTCACTTTCGGCATTTGTTAGTCTCCTCTCCAATAGAATTTGACCGACAGCGCGGAGGCCATCAGCCATTCGTTGTTATCCTCGCGCCCGATGCGCTGGGGAAGTGTTGTGTTCTCAATATCCACGATCTGCCAGCCGTCGCCCGATGGGTAGGCGGTGGCGCGGGTGAGGGCAGAGTGAATATTGTTCAGACAGTCGGACAGGGTTTTCAGGTTTTCGTGCTTTCCGTTGATCGCAATATCCAACGGGACAAAGGTGTTTTTGTCCATGTATACCTCAGACGGTGAAGACGGCCCCACCTCGCATGTGATGCCGCGCCCGGTGGGCAGCGCGCCCCGCGTGACGGTGGCAAAGGGGTTTGTGGCGTTCATCAAGCCGATAACGGCTTCCACTACTTCGTTTATGACGCTCATAGATTTTTCCTCAACAATTCCTCAGCCTGCCGCGCCCATTGCAGACGGTGCTTGGCCTTGGCGACCTCGCACCATCGCCAGGTTGCGTTCGGGTTTTTGTCCGTGTGTGCCGTCCTGATCTCCCAATACTGCCGCTTGGCATAGGGCGTTTGCCAGACCAATTTACCTTGCTTCGGGATGGAATGAATCAAGGAGGATTGAATCAGGATGCCGGTGTCCTCTTTGCAATACTGGTTGCAATCGTTCAGCACTTCTTCGGACAGGATCGCAAGCCCCTTGTCCCATGCGCTCTTGACTTTGGCCTCCACGGCGGCGCGGTTGATGTTGATTGTAACAGCCACAGTACCACCTTCAATACATTGAAATTTCCCAGTGGTGCAAGCGGTCTGTATCGTCTCTCAAACTGTCACAGGCTGCCACGGTGTACCGCACGCCGCGCACCGTCACGCGCATATCTCCGCCGTTGTCGTGCGCCTGCTGCAAGAGCGTCCGCCAGTCAAGCGCGGGGCTTGAATGGCGGACGTCCACAAACAGCACGCCGGAAAGCTGCTGGTCGGTGTTTGTGCTGCTTTTGATAATCCGTTCTGTCGGCTGCAAGTGCACACGCCGGACGGTGTAGGTTTTGTAGGTTTGATTTTGATACTGATCAACGCCAGTACAAACCTCCACCGTCGCCGTACTCCTTAAAATGCGGGCTGGGATCGGTCTTAGCATGGCAAACACCACCCGATCCACGGCTCCGCCAGCGTGCCGACTTGCGGATTCATCAAGCCGGACTGTTCGAGGTACATCAAGGCCATGGGGGAGATATAGGCGGACATTGCGCCGCGTCCCTCCGCCCTGCCTGTACCATTGACCGAAACTTTGCCGACTGTAAAGCCCACGCCGGATGAACCGGCCACGCTGTCAAGGCCATTGAGCGCGAAGAAGTCCACTTGTGCGCAGATGGCCTTTTTGTACAGCGTCTGAATCTGCGCGGGCAGGTCTCCGATGTTTGTATCATTGACCTGCCAGCGCGTCATACTCCCGATTACATCCTCTGCACGAGCGCACAGCGCGGGGAATGATTCGGCGTCCGCCTCATCCGCACAATAGACATTGCTGTAATAGACAAAATCCACAATCGCGCTCATGCTGTCACCTCATCAGGAATCGGCGTTGACGATGATACCGGAAGTGCGGTTCGCCAGCACGAACGCGCCGTAATAATAGCGCTCGTAATACAGATACTTGCCCTTGCTCTGCGCGGTGGGTGCGGACATCATGGCGGTTTCGTACTTCACGGGCGCGGCAACAGCCATCGGGTCAACAAGGATCATGTTAATCTGCTTCGCACCGGAAGCGGCCACCCAGCCATCGGTGAACACATAGGAAGACTTCATCAGGTCGGAGGGGACTTCGCGCACGTTTACGCCATCCAGACGCGCAACATTGCGGTCAACGCCCCGGAAGCCCTCAGCGGTGTCGATAAACCGGGTCAGGCCAGAAGCCTCCTTGAGAAGCTTATACGTGCCGGGGGTCATATAGGCCCTAACGCGGTCACGGTTCACGCGGGCATTGGTCAGCGCTTCCAGATAGCCGTCCCAAGTGGTCAGGATGTTGGCGGCAGTCAGCGCGGTGGTGTCCGGGGTAACAGCCGCGTACAGCTTCGCGGCAAGATAAGCGTCCATTTCCGGGATTTTCATTTGCTCGTTGAAAGTCCGGGTGATGTTGGCAATGGTCGCAACATCGTTCGTCTCCACGATGTCCATAGGATCAATCAGGGTAGACCATTCACGATCCATGTCAAGGGTCACGGGCTGGAGGCTGTTGTTCCAGTTGCGGGCGAAAACGCCGTTAAGGTTGTCGCGGTCAACGGCAGACGCGCCCTTCACCGTAAAGGAAGGAATATACATCGTTTTGCCGAGGCCGGGGCGATAGGTCGCGCTGTTGGGGCTGGCCCAAATCTCGGAGAAATAGGAGTAGTAGGGGTAGGCGTTAGCCACGGCGCGGCTATACTCAGCCGCATAGTTTACATTAGTCTGAACAAATGGCATTGTCTGTTCTCCTTTCGTCTTTTACTTTTTCGGGGTTAATCCCCATGCCTTGAGGAATTGGGCTTCTGCGCCGTCATCGCCCTTTGGCATACTGCCCTCCGTGGGTGCGCCAAACTGCGGTTTCGGCTGGGGTTCTTCTTTGACCGGCACAAAGTATTCTTCATACTTTTCTTTAATCCCGGTCAGTTGGTCTGCAACAGGCTTGGCTTTCTCGCCCCTGTCCAGCATCCCGAATACCTGTTCCCGGAATTTGGGCTTGACCGTTGCGAAATCGTCTCCGCCGATCGTTCGGAGCATGTCACGCTCGTTGAGCAAGTCCTGATATTCCTTTGTGGTCTTGGGGTCTACGGGGTCGGGGATTTTGAAGCCTGCCTTTGCCGCGTCAACTGCGGCCTGTTTGGCCTGCTCCGCGTCGCTCTTGCTGACAAAACCCTCGTCGAGTGCCCGCCCGTATAGAGAGAAAACTTGCTCGGTTCTCTGCTCCGGGGTCAGGTCTCCATTGTTCATGATCTTGTCCAGCGCTCCGCGTGTGAAAATGCCTGCCATGTTTTACTCCTCCTTTTTGCGGCCTGATAGAGTGATAGGCCGGGTTACGTGTTTAACGCCCCGCCGGGCGTGATTTGTATGAAAAAACCGCCGTGCGGCGGTTCAATCATCGGTCTTTTTCCTGCGCGTGCGTTTCTTGGCCTCTGGCGGCGTTTCTGCGGGCTTCTCTGCCGTGGGTGGATTGTTGTCCGCCTTGGCTTCAAGAGACAGCACAGCGCCGCAAATGTGGCAGTACAGCACGCTTCCCTTCTGGTGAATTACGGGATGGGTGCAATTCATCGTCTTACCTCCTAAACCATGCTTCCATCTGGTCTTTGACATCTGTCGGGAAATCAGCCGGGTCATAACTGTTTTTCGGCGGGAACTTCGCGTCAATCGGCGTATACTCCCGATTTCGCTTTCTCGATCTGCCGGTTCTGTCGCAAAATTCGTCTATTGCATCAGATGCGGCATCAACACGCGCCTTTTGCTGTTTGATGGCCTCGATGTCCGCGCCCTGTGCTTTCATGACAGCCAAATCCCGCCGCTCTGCTCTCAGCTTGCGCTCTAAGCCTCGCTGTTCTTGGCTTTCTTCATAGGTCTTGGCGTTCTCTTCCGGGTCTTGCGGTTCGCCGCGCTGTGTTGAAAAGCCGGGTATAAATGTTATCGGGTAATGATGACAATTAATTCCGAACAACCCTGCCGCCTGTCCGTATGTTGTCTCGCTTTGTGCGAACACCTCAACGCGGTTGCCCTCAAAATCTGTGGTAAAGCCATGCCCGCCGGTTCTGGCAATGACCTTGCCCTGCCACGGATAGCACAAAGGCCGCGCCCCGTTGTGGCTGGAAACTTGGTAAAGGTCTGCGCCGAACTCGTCCGCACGCTCCCAGATAGCCGCCCGCGATGTGTTATACATCGTTGTCCGAACATCCATAGCGACATACGCTTCGGGAGACCACCGCCGCCCTGCATGGTCAATAAAGCCGGTCAGGCCGTTGCTGACCATCTTTTCTACTGCATCGTGCATAGCGGTGTTCCAGCTTGATACACCAGTGATTGTCTCACCGGCGGCAACATTCATTATGCCCTGTGTTCGGCCTACACGGTTTACGACATCTGAAACGGTGGCGCGGTATGCGTTCTCCGTGCTTTCCAACATAACCGTATTAACAAGGTTCAGCTTGTCCGCGCTCTGCTTGTAAAACGCTTGAAAAGCTTGCATTTGCCCCGCGTCAACCTCTGGCGGGATAAATCCCGCGCCGTTCAGCATTCCCAGCTCTGCGGCCTTTTTCAGCTTTGGCTCTTCCGTCCGCAGGCCCTCCATAATCGCGGCCTGTAAGCTGTCGCGCAAGGCTTCATCTGCGCCGCCCAAGCTGTTCATGATGATCCGGACGGTTTCTTTGTTGACCTGTCCCATCTGGGCCAGCATTCGCGCCTGATATTCAAAAAGCTCTTTCGGCTCCTTGCCGTCCTTGATGTACGGAAAGTATTTGGCGAGGTTTATCAAGATTCGGTCTGTAACCGCCTCGTAAACCTCCGCCATTCTCCACGACATTTCATCCAGAAAAGATGGGCGCATGGATCATCACTCCATCCCGCCGAAAAGCCTTGTCACGTCTACGCTGTTACCGGTGCCCTCTTGCCTGATGCGTGCCAGCTCCTCCTCGGCCTGCTCCGGGGTTAAACCCTGTCCGTATTTCTTATCCGTCATGAAGGTATACTTGCTCAGAAGGCCCGCGCCGACAAGCATCACGCCCTCATTCAAGTTGGTCTGTCTGTCCTGTGTCACACCATCGTCAAACACCACATTGACATGATAACCACCTGTGGCAAGGCTTTCGATGCTCTGGCCTTCCCAATTCATGCCGTACAGAATCGCCACATCAATGATGTTTCGGACAAGGTGTTCAATCGCGGGGCGAAGCTGATTCTGCACCGTTTTGATGGTCTTGTAAGTCTTGCTGTTCTGACTGATAACCTGTGTTGCGGTCATCATCCCTTGGCTTGCGTCAAAGGTGAATGTCCCGGCGCTAAAGCCCAACTGCAAGCACAGGATGTTCAAAAATGCGTTGATCGCGTCAATGTGTTCCTGAACCCTCAAAATAACGCTGTTGTCAGTTATTTTAAGATCTGCTGGATCGTCTGACGCAAGGGCTTCATATGTTTCATCGTTCGCGTCAAAATATCTGCATAGTGCGCCGGTGTTTGGGTCTACAACCTGACGGACGGCGCGGGCGGGGACAATAATACGCTTTTTGCCAAGCCGGAACTCACGGACGAATGAATCATAGCAGATATCCAGCGCGTGAAGCGTTTCCATCGCGTTTCCGTACATGGACACGCCAAGCGGGCTGTTATCATCCAGATTGTTGGCAATCGGTGTCCGCCAATAACAGAAAAGGCTTTCACCAACCGGGATAATGGTTTCTTCTTCAAGATAGGGGTACATCTCCGCAAGCGGGACGCGGATTCCTAAGATGTCCTGACTGTCCCCGTTCGCGCCCTTCTGCTGTTCGCTCCGGTATAGCTCATTTCTGACTGTGTAAGTCTCGCCGTTCCATGTGTGCCATTCAAGGCGCGTATAATACCAGCCCTTTTTGGCAACGCGGGAGATGAAAACGCACTCATGCACGCGGGCATTGTCCCAACTGATGGGGACAAACTGATCTGCCATTGAATAGCCGATCCTAATACCTTCGCTTTCGGGGATTTCCGCACCGTCCGCGCCGCGCCGCACATCGCGCCATGTTTTCATAGCTGCGCCGCCCAAGGCTAAACCCTGCTCGATGCTTTCCTGCATCTTCTCCGAAAATGCGTTTTCTGTGAGTACCCATTGCACAAACTCGTTCAGCGGGTCGGGGTTTTCGTCCGTGCTTTCGCGCCCGTCCATGCTGACATTGACCGCGCACTCCTCAGACCACACAAGGGAAGCCAACTCAGAACATACGGCCTTTGCCGCGTTCAGCCGGTAAAGCTCCCGCGTCTGCTTCTGATTGCTGATTGTCGGCGCAAGGATTAAGTGCCAAGGCTTGTAATAGCCACGGTATAAGTATTTCCAAATATAGATACCAAAATCATAAAACTGCTGAAAAGCCGGGACATTTCCCAACTCGAAAACCGTTTTATATTCGCGGCCTATGCCGGTCGCGCTTGCCGTCCTGTCCATAAGCCTGCGCCCCCAATCTTTAATCTTTCGGACAAACTGCATATCTCACCGCCCCCATGATTCAATCAGCACGGGGATCTCCCGCTCGTAACTGTACTCCATGGCATCCAGACTGTCTATATTTGTTGTGCCGTTGTCCAGTCTGACATCCTCTGTTGTCTGCTTCGCGTCCCAAAGCGCACTTTTCAGCGCGTCTATGGTTTCTTTGCATACGCTGTTCACAAAGAACCGCCCGGCGCCCATCAATAAGCAAGTGGCGCGGATTCTGTCATTGATCGGCTTTTTCTGCGCGTTGCCGATATTAACGCCGATGCCAGCACGCGCCGCCGCCACGCGCAGGCCATTGATTAGCGTCTGCTCCGCTGAATCGCACCATACATCCGTGACCAGCCATCGCGCCTGACAGCGTTTCACAAAGTCCACAAAATCACGTTCAAGCTTTGACGGGTCAAGCGCTTTTTTCTCGCGGTATTCGTCAAGAATGACAATCGCGCCGCCTGTTGTGAAACCGGTACAGCAAAAGGCGTGTGCTGATGTACCGCCGCCAAAGTCAACGCCTATCACGGCGCGTCTGATCTTCTGCTCTGGCAAATCGTCAACGATGAATTTTGACGGCTGATCTGCAAACAGCCGGTAAATGATCCCCTCTGCCGCCACCCACAAGCCAAGGATATAGCGGTCATATAAGACCGTTCCGCTGTACTCTTTCTTTAGGTTCTCCACGAAAGACGGGTCGAGGAATGGGTTATCGTCTATCGTATATGCCTGTTGGTAAATGTCCGCGTCTGAATCAAGAAACTGCTTGAACCAATGATAAGGGCTTGCCGGGTTACAAGTCCCGTCGAACACGCTGTAAGGCTTGTCAAGGCGGCTTTTCAGCATGTCGAAAACATCTTGATTCCATGTTGTGATTTCGTCCCCATAACAATACTTGATGGACGATCCGCGCACCTTGTCAACCCGGTTGGCGTTGTCTGCGCCCAGGCAGAAAACCTTCTGTCCGAACATATCACAGGAATTATCAACGCGCAGGTTTCCGACATACTCCGGGCCATACATGGCCTGCATGGGTAGCAAGATGTTTCGCCTGATTGTTTCCCGCGTATTGCCAAGGATGACATTCAAGCCCTCTTTGCCTTCAACAGACAAAAGGCGCTTTGGGATAATAAAATAATCCTGATATGTTTTCCCGGACCTCGTAGCTCCAGTCTTTACGTTCCATCGGTGAGTGCAGTTTTTCCAAAAGTCCTTCTGCATCGTACTAAATACCGCACTCATCGTCAAGCCTCCGCAACAGGTCATAAATAGGCGCGTTTTTGTTGTTATCGCCCTTTGGCAAATCTTCTGTCAGGTCCTTATAGGCCGCTGTCAAATCCCTTATTCGAAAGGTGACGGTGCTCTTGCCTTCATGCGTCCTGATTTCGGTAGCGTCAAACGGGTATTTCGCTTCTATCCTCTGTAAACGCAATAAAAGCCGCTTCTTAATGTCGGCGGCGATGGTTGCATTATCGGCGGCGGCCTCTGCGGTCTTTTGCGTTGCCTCGGCGTTGCTCTTGCGCTGTACGTCATCGCGCAGGCTTACCCAACCTTCTATTTCTGCTTTGTTTCGCAAGGCGGCATAGGTGAGGCCATGTTTCTTCGCCAGCTTTCTTTGACTGATCCCGCCGCCGATGTACTCGGCACGAATCGCGTTCCAATCTATCCGCTTCTCGCTCTCAATGGGTATCACCCCCGATATTCAAAAGATGCTGTTTTGCATTTGCTTCGCATTGACGCACGCTTGTAGTCTATTGCGCTCTTGACAGATGAGCATTTATTATACGACAACCGCTTCATGCCCCAATTTGAAGCATTTGATAATTTATATATCAAATTCTTTGCGCTGGTGACAATCGTAAAAGTATAATCAAGCTTTGCGTATTCTTTTGCCACAGCGCATAAGAATTTGTAACCAATACCGATGCCCTGATAATCCGGCAATATAACCATTCTGCTCACTCGCTTTAGCTTCTTATTTATGCCGTGCGGTTGATGCAAAACGCCCATAAAACCAATAATGTTATTGCCATCATAAACACCAAAGCACTTGCAAGCCGTTGAAAGTTCAGTATTCAGATAATGATAACGCCTAAATTTCTGCCATTCTTCGCGCCCACATTCCCTGATTTCAAATCGTTTTTCAGGGCGTGGGCTGTTCCAAAAAAACAGCGCATCTCGTTTGTATCAAGCACCCAATCCGGCTGAAGCCATTCCAATATATCATAATGACACGAAACAGCTATGAATTTCTTTCCCGTTCTGTGAATTGCTTTGCTGATTGCCATGCTTGCAGTTTGCGCGACTTGCCGATCAACAACCGATGTGAACTCATCAAATACAATGAAATCACGTTCCAGCATGGCTCTGGCAAGGTCTACACGCATTTTCTCGCCATTGCTTAATACTTGATAAGGTTTCAGCCAAGACGGCACAGAACCGAAGCCAACGGCGTAGAACATGCGTTCGATTTCATCCATGCCGCAATCGTTCGGCATATCATCAACAACAGATTTGGCCTTGTATTCAAATCCTGTTATAAGTTGATTGCCGAACAGTTCTTTTGCAATCGTGCTTTTGCCTGTGCCGCTACCTCCTACAATCGCGCCGATATGCCAATCATCCGGGAATTTGATTTCTCCGACAAAATGCTCGTTTGAATGCTCAATTTTTACGTCATAGTCTCCCATGATACGAGCAACGCGATATGTTTTGTCTATATCAGCGGTTTTTACAATGTCGAAACTCGGCATTCTATTCCCGCCTCCTGCAAAACATCGTATTTTTCTTGCATGTCGGCTTCGTCTTCGCAATCGACAATAAGCTGATATTCTTCTTTAAGCGGCACTTCTTTGTCGGATTCGGTATTGCCCCCCCCCGTTAAGTGCATCAAATTCAAATTTCAGCCCGGACAAATCCACGCCCTCGATCTCCAGCCGTGCTATCTCTTCTTCCAGCTTCCCGAAGTCCCACGCAGACAGCTCCGCCGTCCTGTTATGCCGGATTGCGTAGTCCCGGCGCTGGGTGTCTGTCAGGTGATCCAGCCGGATACAAGGTACTTTGTCCAATCCCATTTCAAGCGCCGCAATCTGCCGCCCGTGACCCTCGACGATGATGTTGTTTTCACCCCAAATGCCGATAGGATCATTGAACCCGTCTTTTTCGATGCTCTCCTTGATCTGGTCTATATCGTCCGGGGCGTGCTTTCTTGTGTTGCCCTCGTAGGGCGTCAGGTCGTGCGGTGAGAGGTAGACTACTTGAAGATCATACATGCGAACCCTTCCTTTCGTATGCAAAAAAAGTTTTGAAAACCATTGCTATCTGTACAGCCCGCCCCGGCGGGCTTTTTTAATTGTCAATCCCTCCGCCCCCTCCTGCGGAAGGAATCCCGCGCCGGTGAAGAAGTCAAAGCCGACGCGCCCCATGCGAAAAAGCGCGGTCTGGCCTGCCCGCGCTTTTACACGATACGATTATAACACAGATTTTCGCGAAAATAGTACCAAATTCACAAAACGCCCTTATCACTCAGCAGACCGGCCACGGCCCAAAGAAACGCCCGCCGCGCCTTGAAAAAATCGGTTCTGTTTGCCGTCGGCATCTTCGCCGCCGGGAGATTGTCCCATCGCTGCTGATAGCAAACATTCTGCACCACGGCCCAAGCCCAACCGCCTGTTTTTCTCGCCGCGCCGTTGATCTCATCAATGAACGCCAATGCTTTCTCCCGCCGCAGCGCCGCCGCCGCTGTGGGATCTCCGGGGCCGGTCTGCACCTTATCCGTGTCGTAACGGATCGGGGCCAGCATGATCTCCTCTTTGGCCTCCGTAACTGCCAGAGGGTAGCGGCGGCAGTATGCACAAACCAGCGCATAGTCCCTTGATGGCAGCCGCGGCAATTTGTCCATTTATACGTCCCCCTCTGCTCTGTGCAGGCTATGCTCCGCGTCAAATCCGTCAGGATAGCGGGCGCGGAGCTTTTCAATATTGGCCTGCGCCACCTCATCCAGCGTCCAGCCCATCGCCCCGGCGTACTCCGCGACGAACCACATCAAATCCCCAAGCTCTTTTTTTGCGTGTTCAGGATCGAACTTGTGGCCCTGATAGCATTTCTGATACAGCGCGTGCAGCTCTCCGATCTCTGAAACCATGCCATGAAGTGCATGCTGTACGCAGTCCATGACGTCCATATCCGGCCCGATTGTCCGGGCCGCAAGTTGCTGATAATCGTTTAAAGTCATACGTTCGTCAACCTCCGTCAACCATCGTCAACCCTTATCAACCCTTGACAGTCAACCCTCGTCAACTATATGCGGCACGCTCTCTATCGTGGTGTATACGGCTTTTCGCTGATAAGACGCAAACCACCTTTCAAGCTTGGCCCCATAGCTTTTCTGCCAGCCCTCCAACATGCAAACCGCGTCCGCCGCCTGAATCATCGCCGTGCAGATCGGCATATAGGCCTCCGGGTTCAGCCCCTCCGGCAGTACAGCCGGATTGATGACGACCCATCCCCTGTCTGTCAGCACGTCCGCCGCCATGTTGAATTTTTCGTGATAATCCGGGTGTCCCTTCATCGGCCCAGCGATATAGATTGATTTCACACGCCTGCCTCCTGCCTGATCCACTCCCTGAACGTCCGCCACTTCTGTACATCGCACTCCATGCCCAAACTTTTTGCCTCGTCAATATCACGGGCCATAACTGACAGCGTTTTGTCGTTTAATTTGCCGTGACAGTTGGCCATGATCCACTCCGTGACCAGACCGGGCATATAGGTACAACGTCCGATGCAGTAGCGTACAGCGCAGTTGAGAACCGCGCCGAAATGATCTGATGTCAGCGGGTCAATCTTTTTTCGGCTCATGCTTCATCACTCTCTCTTTCTCGCGGTCAAGATACGATATCAGGAACTTCTTATCGCATCCCTCGAAAAACCCTTTGCTCCATGCTCCGCCGTCGCGCGTTTCCATTACCGCGAACGAGAGGCCACCCGTCAATAGCCCGACAGCCCATCCGATGAACAGGGCTACAAGGTCGAACGTCCATGTTATCATCATTCGTATTCCTCCAAAAGTACCCGGCGCGGGTGCGTTGCCTGTGGCGTGTTGTTTTTGTTCTCGGGCTGGCGGTTCATCCGGCCTTTGAATTGCTCAGATGTTTGTTGCACAGGTCGATCCCGCGCCGAGCGGGTTAATGCGTTAATTGTCCTCGCGGAACTCTCCAAATATGGCCTTGATCAAGCGGCGTCCGGTGTCACACATCGCCCAAGCAGCGGGGGCGTCAAACATTTTCATTTCAGGCCAAGTATCCTTGATCTGCGCGATTACAGACTTTGCCTTGTCTGCATACACAAACTGCATTGCCTCCTTGTGGTCGCTGGTAAACACCGGGGTCATCTGCCCTTCTCGCCCGGGGACGTGAGTACACCAGCACATGAACCATACAAAGTTGCTGCTGTTCCTGTCCCACGATCCGATGATCATGTTGCCGAACTTGTTGCGCCGGGTTTCGTCGATCTTGATAGTCATTGTGTTACCTTTCTGACGTAGGCCGTCACCCTGATTTCTGGAAGGATATCCTTCTCACTCCCTTACGGACAGTTGGAAGCGCGTTTTTCCGGTTTTTCGGAAAATTTTCTCCTTCCAATACCCACAGGACAAAAATCAGGGGTTTGGCAACCAGTCGGAAAAAATTTTTTCAACTGGTTACGATTTGTCACCGGTTGGCGGTTCGGGCATATATGGAACGCACTTCCATGTGACTCCGTTGATAGCGTTTTCAATGGTCTTTTTGTTCACTCCATATCTGTTCGCAAGCATTTGAAACGAAGTCCCCTTGTAAGCATGTTCCCATCTTGCATACTGTTTCATTCTTTCAACAGCCCCGCTTTATCCAGCGCCTCCGCAACGTTTTCCCATGTTTTAGCGCCCATCAGTCTGTATGGACATTCGCGCCGATTCAAGTACGCATGAAGCACATCTTCCACGGTTTTGCATTCGCCGTCATGATTCCATCTGCCATTCGGGTTTTGCTTGTATGTTCCCCGGCGAAGCGCGTTATACGCCTGTGTGCAAAGCCCCAGCGTGTCTATTGACGCTCCCTTTGCTGTGTTCGGCTTGTCCTCTGCAATGGCGAACACGACATAATCTTCCTTCAGTCCCCATCCGTTGAGCAGGTAGGTGATTCTGTACGTTTTGTCGGTGACAGGATGGGGCATTTCCAGCCCCATCTTGTCCACCGGGATAAACTTCACAAGGTCTCCGGTTTGATAACCCCTGTCATTCTCGCGGATTTCAAAGGTCTTTCTGCCGTCCAATACGGCATCGCAGAAATCAATCCTCAGTTTGATTTTGTGCGTCATCTTCTTCCTCCATTACGATTTCACTTGGTCTGTACTCGTACACAACTTCAAAGAGTTCGCACCACACCCAGTCCAGCGCACCCAGAATCTTGTCCTTGGTCACGCCGTTGTGGGTCGGCATATCCAGCACCTTCCGGATCGCCAGCGCCTTTTCTGAAATGGTGTATTTGTAGTTTCTGATGTCAGAGAAAATCATCAACGCCGTTCCTGTGTTCATAGCGCATAGTCCTCCGTTTCTTCTCCGCTCATGTACCATTGCACCATGTCGTGTTCCCGCGCCGCTTCGTGGGTGTATGCTTCTTGGATGTCCCAGCGCTCCATGAAGTTGTCATAGTCGCACATATACAGGCCGCAATATGGTTCGCCCTGCTCGTTATCGAAGCGGCACAGGAGAAGCGCATAGCCGTTCGGGTCGCACACCCAGCGGATAATCCGGGTGTTGCTGTCCCGGTGGTATTCGTGATAATCCATGATCGCCTTGACAAGTTCTTTGTCATAGCCCTGTTTGTATCTCACTTGCCGTCATCCTCCTCCGCCATTCTTGCGATGATGTAGGCCCGTGCGAAGTTGACCGCCTTTTCCCACCCTTCGCATATTTCTGACGCTTCGGGCGACCAATGTTCATTCTTGGCCTTGTTGTAGTTCAAGCATTTTTCAAGCTCTGCCAGCTTTGCCAGCGCGTCCGCTATCGTCATCTTTAGCCTCCATGATAAGCTCGTTGATCTTGTTTGCCTGCTCATTGATCAGGTTCAGCGCCCGCTCCGCGATGAGGTGCCGTCGACACATATCATCATTCCGGCTGTAAAACACGCATCGGGAGCAGCGCGAGCAATGGTCAACGTCCCGCCGGATGCAGTCCAGGGCGGGGATAACTGACATTGTGCTCATTCGTCGTCCTCCAATAGCGGGTCATCCCGGCATTTGTCCAGTATTGCAAGCCGTGTAATGTATGCGTCAAGGCTTGCAAGGTTCATCTCCGCTTCTTCGGCAGAGTTAATCGCCCGCGTGATAAGGTTCTTCTCCATCATCAACCATTGATATTTCTGGTCTTCGTCCTTTTCGCCGTCCGCCAAGATCATATCGCGCATCTTTCGCGCCTGCTCGTTGATCTCTCGCCGGGAGTACAGGTCAAGCAAAGTCTCTTTGATGTTCATGCCGTCCCCTCCAAATACGCCTTGTAGTGTGCCAATACAGATTGTGGTGATCTGCCGGGTAGCTCGTTGCTAATCTCTGTCCAGTTTGCCCCAGTTTTTCGCATCGATACAATCATGTCGTCCTCGTCCTGTGTCCACCTTTTGCCTGATGTGGCCATCCGATCCCGGCTTTCCGCTATCGTTTTCTCGTGGTTTGCCTTGTACCTTGTGAAGCAGGTGTAGGAACAAAACAGTTTTGAATCGGACTTGTAAACCCATGTATCACAGGTCGCGCCGAAGGGCATTTCTTTCAATTTGCCGCATTGCCTGCATTTGAATTTTGAAAGCGCCATATGTATACTCATGCTATTCTCCCCAAGGCCTGAAATCGTCGTGCTCATCATCGAACCGAAGCTTGACGCCGGTGCGCTTGTATAGCTCCTCAACCTGTTCGCTTGGGTCGAATGCCACGTCGTACTGATTGACAGCGGCATCCAGCAGGCGGCAGATACGCCCCCGGCCAAAGCCGAATTTCTTGTTGAGTTCCAGCATCAGAACCGCCGCCATCAGCTTGGCCCCGTTGATCTCGCCCCGGCGCAGGCCTTCTTCAAAGCCTTTCTGCGTGGCGGTCTTCATGGTCTCCAAGGTGATCTCTGACCCATTGGCGGCGTTTACACGGGTGATCTTGTTCTGAATCTTCTGTTCAAACCGCGCTTGCTGTCTGCGCTCGTGCCTGTTCATGATTGCGCCTCCGTCAGATAGTAGGCCGCGAACCGCTCCTTTTTGCCGTTGGGCTTCTGCGCGTCCACCATTACCCTTGTGATCTGCACGCCCCTTTGCCGGAGATCGTACACACGCGCCCCAAGCCGGAAGCATCCGTACAGGTTCAGCGCTTCGAGCGGGGTTATCCGGCCTTTGGTTTTCAGGTGGTTAAGGATCATCTCTGTCTGGGTCAATGCCGCCAACCTCCCCCCATATCTCGACACAGACGCGGGGTCTGTCTGAATAGCACTTGTCAACCCTCGCGCTCACAACGGCCTTGTCGTCTGCGTAGGCGGCGCCGTTGAGCGCATCGCAGACGGCTTTGAGGATGTTATCAAGGTCCGGCGTAACCGTGGGATAGATCAGGCAGGCAAGCGCCTCCTGCTTTTTGTGTTTCGGCCAGCTATCCGGGATCGGATAATAGGCCATAACCCGGATGCCCACCGCGCCGGAGAAGTGCGGCCCTTGATAGGCCGCCTTCACCTGCTTTTCATAGGCCGCTGTTTTGGGCGGCGTGTATACAAACTGCTTCCCGCCCTGTTTGACAAAGCGGGGCCGCTCCTTTCCCCTCGGAGCGCCGGGGACGGTGAATTGATAGAGCATCGGCCAGCCTCCTAAACATTCGCATGTTCAAGCTCTTTCATGCCCGCAATCATCCAATCCGGCAGCGTTGATCTTGCAGGCGCTTCGGTTGGTATGATCTCTGGTTTTTCTTGCGGCGGCAGCGCCTTTCGCTCGTAGGGCATCAGACCGATGCTTGCCAGCCCCGGCAGCTTGTCCCGCAAGCTCTGCGGCAACGCCGCATATTTGCTTTGCTTCTCAGTGATTGTCCTGTATGACCGTTTGAAGTTGGACGCTATGACGGTCTGCACTTCGTCTTCTTCAAGCTGTGACCATGCTTTCAACTGCTTCGGGTCTCCAACGCACCTTTGGATTGTGGGCGGCAGCTTCGCAAATTCTTCTTCACTGTTATAAGCCCCGCGCCGTGTGGCCTTGTCTACGAGAGCCCACGCTTCGGATTCGGTCATTTCTCCGCTTTGCTCTGCGGCCAGGTCTGCCATGAGTGCGCGTATCTGCCCGGGCGACGGTGGAAAACCTTTGTTGTCCATGCTGATATATGCATACAAGGCTTGGCCCACGGTTTGATATTCATCCTCCGCAAAGAGCCTTTGCCAAATCCTGACCGTCCCTTCCGGTTCCCGCCCGTTTAGAAAACTGGGCCAAACGTCAATGATGAGGGAGACGATCTTCCCAGCCTGTTCAAGATTCACCCGCAAACACTCCTTTCTCTACCATCTCGCGCACGGGGTTGACGTATGGTCGCGGCCCTCCTCCGGCCTGCGGGCTTCTGCGGTCCTGATCTCTTGACAGCCAATTGGTAATAAACCTGCGAATGCCGCGGCTTGTTTTTCTGTTGATAGGGTTGCTGTCCAGCCATCCGCGCATGTTGCGGAGCTGTTGCCTTACGTCAACCGCCCGATAGAGTGATTCAAGCGATTGTACATAATCCTCCGTAACTTGAAACATCGTGCCGTCGATCAGGGGAAGCTCTATCACCGTCGGCCCGTGCGCTGGTTCATCCAGCGCCGGGCAAGAAGAATCTTTAGATTCTTCTAACTCCTTATTCTCTTTATTTTCTTTTTTATTTTTATTTATATTTTGGGGTCGTTCGTCATCGTCCGTTGACGGTCGTTGACGGTCGTTGACGGTCGTTGACGTTCTGTTCCGGCGGTTTGTGTCGCATTTTTCTTTATAGGCCGCTTCTGCTCTGTCGATATCTTCCTTGATAAAGTCAAATGCTATGCTTTCCCGTCCCGCGAGTTCCTGCACCTCTCCGCTTGCGTGATATGTCATCAGCGCCCGCATCAATCGCCCTACCTCTTGATCTGAGAGCTTCGCCAACTTGTTCAAGTAATGGTCGTGACAGATAAAGCCCGTCATTTTCATGCGCCCACCGCCTTAGAACGGCAGATCGTCGCCCGCGTCTACCTGCTGATACTGTTCGGGCTTTGGAGCGGGAGCGGCGGCAGGAGCCGCTGCGGGCTGCCCTTCGGCCTTGGGCGTCAGAAATTCCACGTCTTCGCCGTGAACCTCCATTGTGGCCTTTGTGGTGCCGTCCGCCGCGTTGTACATGTGGAGCGAGACGGGGCCGGTGACAGCTACCTTGCGCCCCTTTGCGAGGTACTTTGCACAATTCTCCGCAAGCCCGCGCCAGACCGTGACCCGGAAGAAGTCAGCGTCGCCCTTGCGGTTATTGACGGCAACGGAGAAGTTGCAGCAGGTGGCTTCGCCGTTTGCCGTCTGTACGGTGCGGCTCTCCGGGTCTCTGGTCAGGTTTCCGATGATGGTCAATTTATTCATTGCTTTTCCTCCCTAAGTTGAGTTTTTCGATGATGCGCTTGTCTATGACGATGGGTTCCAAGTGGTACTTATCCAGAAACTCGGCCAGCGGCGTATTGTGCGCCTCGCCGTGGTGATCCCGGCAGAGGGGCAATGCCCTCATGCCCTCATGGTCAATCTCCCGCCGGTTGCGGCCCATACCCACGCTATCTACATGATGGAGATCTGCCCGCTTGCCGCAGACCGCGCACTTGCGGTTGATCGTGCATTGATATACATAGTGCTGTATATCATCGGTCAGCAGCGCGGCGGGCTGTGAAAGCGGGATGTCCATTTCAAGGCAGGTATCAAGTAGAAAGCTGATGAAATCCTTTGCCTCGGTGATACTGGCGTCTGACAGGTGAAATAGCTGTCTCTGCAAGGTCTCCTGCGCTTTGAGGGCGAAGTCTGCGCACATGGGGCGGTATACGTCCTCTTTCGCAGCGCGTCTGTCTCCGCTGATGTAAACCGCCATGTCTGACATGATCGCCCATGCCTTGCGCATCTGGTCAAGCGTCCGCTCCCGCTCGTCGATCAGCTCCACCCGGACGCCTTCATATTGCCGGGTGATGTACCGCTCCCAATTATCGTAGGGGATGTGGACGGTCAGACCGCTTGGGTCTACCTTGACGATCTGACCGCCGACGATTTCAGCCATTGATTACCTCCTGCATTGCCATCTGTAGCGGGTGTTCTTTTACGTTCAGCATTTCTTCCTTGGCTCTCTTGCAGAAATCGCGGCTGATTTCAAAGCCGTAAGCTGTGCGGCCTGTCTCCCATGCGGCGCGGAGTGTTGCGCCGCTGCCTGCCACGGGATCTATTACAACGTCGCCGGGGTCGGTGTACAACTCAATCAGCCTTTTGAGCAGAGACAGCGGCTTTTGCGCCGGGTGAATCTTCGGGACGGTTCGCGGGTCTCTCTCCCACTGCATCCAGTCAAAGACCATTTTTCCGCCGTTGTTAAACTTCGGCAGTTTGTCCCGGTAGAAAATCAGCGCGTTTTCTGTCGCTCCGCAGATTCGCATATTTGCTTTCAGCACTTGCGGGGAGTAATTCTTAATAAAGGTCATATGCAGCCAATTCGGGAAGCCGTACTTCTTCGCCACCTCGATCAGCGGTGCCATCTGCTGAAATGAGCAGAAGACAATCATGCAAGGCGCTTGCCCTTTCTCCTTTGGCTCCGGCCTTAACAGGCGATTGCAGAAGTGGAAGTATTCAACGAGGTTAAAGTTGAAATCACTATTGAAAGCCGCTTTTCCTGCCTTTTTGCTTTCGCCGTTTTTGCGATCCCCGCCGATGTACCATGTTGGATTGCTACCATAGAAGTTTGTGCCGATGTTGTACGGGATATCAGCTATAACAAGCTGTGCCTTTGGGATGCCGTAGCATTTGAAGTTTTGGAAGTTATCATTGTAAAGCTCTATCTTTTGCCGCTTCGGCCTGTGCTGTACTGTGTCAGCCATTGTTTAGCCCTCTCTCCACATAAGCGATAAAGTCTTCAATGTGGCCCTTGCTCATCGCTGTCCACTTGGCATCCGGGATCACGCCATCGTGAACCGCCGCCACGCGCCATTGATTGAGGTCTGCGGCTTTCAGCCCCCGCGCCTTGGCGAAGGCTTGCAGCGTCGCGCCGTTGTCGTTGGTGGCGCTCTCCCCAAACTGCTTGACGGTCTCGGCCTCGGCTCGCTTGATGTCCTCTTGCTGTTTCATCGCATTCAGCAGTTCTTCGGCGCTTGCCATGCTTCCATCAATGCCATATCCGGCCATTCCCAGCGCCCGCCCCACGGCGGAGGTTTCGCAGTTTTCGATATAGCTGGTTTTGTTGATGTACGAGCTTGATTCCTTTTCATAGGCTGTGCCGGTGCCCAGCACTTGGCCCTCGGCGGTTGTGACCATCGCCCGGATCACGCACACGCCGCCCTCGATGCTGACAATCTCTGTTGTAATGCCGCCCTCCGGGTGGATCATCCGAAAAGCCTTGATACGCTCGGTAACGGGCGCATACTGTTTGCCTTTTACATCAATCGGGTGCAAGGTCGCGTTTGCCTTGCAGATATCCTCGTATGTGCTCATCTGTTGTAGCCCTCCATATAACTATCAAATTCGCCGCTGTGCTCATCTTCAACAAGCCGATACTCGGCCTTTTCGACCATTGCCTTATATTGGGAAGTGTTGCGGAGCCATTCGACCAACTGCTGTATCACTTCGTTGGGGTCATAAGCCCCGGTCAGCTTGCGGCCCAATTCAAGGATCAAATCCTTTTCATAGATGAAATCAGAGATTCTATAATCGCCAATGTCCATGTCATTGATAGTAGGTTCCCGGCCTACATACTCCGCATAGTCCCGATCAACATTGAGAACCCAGCCATTTTCTAACATTTGATTTTTCTCCTTTGTCCTGCTATAATGCAGGTGATGATTTTGCTCGATCATCGGTTTCTCGCCCGCTGCGCCAACGGCGGGCTTTATTTTTCAATCTTGGCCCCCATCGTTTTGACCAGCCTGTCAAACGCGATCATTGCGCCTGTTTCAAAGTCGAACGTGTCCTTGTCTGAAAGCTTCGCAGATGCTTCGCAGATGGTTTTCTTTCCTTCCATCAACCGGGCCATGGTTTTCTTGCCATCGGTTGTGATAACAATAACGGGGTGATTTGGCTTCACAATCTCAAAGCGACTTGCATTGATCCATGCGTCATAATCATCGTTTAGTCTGATCTTAACGGGTATGTTGTCATCAGTCTCATCGACTTGAGTTATTACGGTGATGTCTCCTTTGTTAAAATGGCCGAACGACTCTTTTAATCTGACCTTCTGCCCGATGTAGTATTTGCAGGCTTTTTTTGTTTTCTTCTCATAAGCAACAATGTCATCATTGCGAAGCCAAATTTCTGCAAGGGATTCGTTCGCAATTCCCTTGTACTTCATCTCGGACCACGGGTGAGCGGTATCTATCTTTGTAATCGTGAGGATGTCACCAACGTGATAATATGTTATATCGGTTGAAACCTTGATAACCTTTACCTTATCTCCTACCTTGAATCTGTTATCCATTTTCCTTCCTCCTTAGTGTAGAAACATAATCAGCCACGGGGTGAGAACGGACAACACAGCCGCCACGCCCAGAAACAAATGCTTGATAACCCAGCGAGTGCGGGGGAATATCGCGCCATGTCTGCCCCAGATTCTTTCAACGATCATCATCATTGTTTGCGGCCTCCATCCATTTGACGAACCCCAAGCGGGGGATGTGTGTTCTGTTGCCGGAGCGGATGAACGGGAACGGGAGAGACCCATCCGCAGCCATCAGCCGCACGGCATGAGGCGCGATGTGCAGCGCTTCGGCTACCTGCGCCGGAGTGAGCATCAAGAGCTTGCTTTCTTTGATCTGCTCAAAGGTCATTAGCTCGCCTCCCTTAGTTCCTCAACCTTGACGCCCAGCGCCTCCGCAATCCGCGCCCAGGTCTCCGGCCTCGCGCCTCTGTTGCCTTTTTCAAGGTCATGCAGATACGGCTGTGTTACGCCCGCGAGCTTTGCCAACTGCTGTTGAGTAAGCCCTTGCGCCTCGCGGAGCTTGCGAACCCTGTTCATTGTTTCGCCTCCTTTCTTTGTTGTAGCTCTTTTGCTACAATGCCATTATAGCTATTTTGCAACAATAAATCAATGTTTTGTAGCATAAAAGCTATTTAATTTCATTAACAAATGTGTTACAATTATGTTAAAGCGATCGGAGGCGGATAATAATGGCTGTTGTAAACATAGGCGCAAACATCAAAGCGATAAGAAAAAAACAGGGCATGACACAAGATGAACTTGCAGAGCTTGCCATGCTGAACCGCGTAACAATCGCAAAGTATGAAGCAGGAACGGTTGAACCAGGCGCAAGGGCTTTGGCTCAGATAGCCGCCGCCCTTGATGTGTCTGTGCAAGACCTTTACAACGATGATGTAACGGTCGTGTCAGCAACAGAAAAAAGCCCCATACCAGGGCTCTCATCCGAAGAACAGATATTGATAACAAACTATCGCGCTTTGACGTCGGAGGGACAAGCTGCGCTGATGGCTGCGCTCTCCGGGTTGTTATCTGCATTTCGCCGGGACGAATAACAGAGGGTGATAGGATGAAACGTCCGAACGGGACAGGTCACGTCTACAAGCGCGGCCAGACGTGGACGGCGCGGGTCGTGGATCACTACGAACACAAAGAAGATAAACTGTTGCCGAAGTACAAAACAAAGGGCGGTTTCCACACCAAGCGCGAGGCGATAAACTATCTCCCGACGTTGTATGAGACCGCCCGGATTGAACACAAGCCAAAGACCTTTGAGGAGGATTTCCGCCTCTGGCGTGAAATGTACGAGGGCCGTATATCCGAAAAGACCATGGAGGGCTACAAGGGCGCGTTCAAGCATTTTGCGCCGCTCCACAAGTACAAGGTGGACAGGATCAGCGCCGTCAACCTGCAAGAGTGCCTTGACGCCTGCAAGGGCAAGCGCACGCGGGAGCTGATGAAAGTGACCGCAAACATGATTTACAAGTACGCGCAGGACGACGACCAAGTGAACCGTAACCCCGCCGCGAACCTGTACACAGGGGACGGGGAGAGCAAACATTATGAACCGCTGACCGAAGATGAGCTAACAAGAATCGAAGAATCCGGGCTGCCGTATGCGGAGTACATTGTGGCTATGTGCTACCTGGGGCACCGGCCAAGCGAGTTCTTCGGCTTTAAGAAATCAGACTATCACGTCGAGAATGATGTGCCGTTTATTGCTGGCGGCATCAAAACCCAAGCGGGCAAAACGCGGACCGTGACCATCCCGCCGAAGGTGCAGCCGATCATCGAGGCGCGGCTGGCCGTCGAGGGTACAGACCTGCTATTTCCACGCTACGACAAAAACCGCAAGGGCGAACCGACAGGCTTTTCACAGATGCCGGAGCGGTATTTCAACAAATTCATCTGGCGTCCGATCATGGACGCGCTGGGCATCGTCGGCAAAGTCCCGTATGCCGCCCGCCACACCTACGCAAACAAGATCAAACGCGCCACGGGTGACGAAAAAGACAAGGCTGAATTGATGGGCCATGCGTCCTATGAGACCACCCGCAAGCACTACCAGACCACAACATTATCCGAACAGAAGGCAATATCGGATCAGTTGGGTTAATAACACGTTAATAACAATTGGCCCGTGATGCCTTGAAAATAAACAAGTTTAACCTGTCTCTTAATCAGGGTGTCTAGGGTTCGAGTCCCTAATGGTGTACCAGAAACCCTTGCAAATCAACGGTTTGCAAGGGTCTTTTATTGCTCTGAATCACGGAGAATCACGCAAAATCACTGGCGGTTAATAACACGGTTAATAACAAGCAGAAACGGGGCGAAGCGGCTAAAAACCTCGCTTCTCTGGCTTTTTTGATCGCACGCAAAAAGACCGGGTTTCCCCGGTCTCTGTCACGCGCTCACAGACCCGTCCAGAACGCTCTCTGGCGCGTCCGTGTGGTCAGGTGGATAAATACTCGTCTAAGCGGCAAACGCCGCTCCTGCGTTAATCTGGTTCAACCGTCAGCCATTGCCGCCCGGTCTGGGCGCGACACAATCCGTATCGGCCTCGTCATCCCAGGGCCAATCATACTGCATTGCTCTTTTTGAATCGCTGATGCCCGTGGTCGTCGGGTCAACGATCACACCCAGCAGACCGAGGAGCGTCAGGATATTCATGCAGAGCTCCATCACGAAGCTCTGGCTGAAAATCGGCACGATGCCGAGCTGATTGATGACGCGATAGACAATCATAATCACCAGGGAAGCAATTGATGCCAGCGTGGTCTTATTCTTGAACCGCAGCTTCCAGTTAATTTTCATGGTTCTTCGCCTCCTGTTTGTAGGCGGGCAGGTCCATCACCTGGGTCACGATGGACGTGACCGTCCCGTTCCCGCCCAGCGCGTGATAGCTGTTGTACAGGTCGTTAATGGTGTCCCGCATCCGCGCGCCGCACCACTGATCCGCCATCACCCGCTCGCACGTGTCGATGATCTGGGCTCTGAGGAGACTCCGCATGCCGTCGCGCAGCGCCTTGTTCTCTTCGGCCTGCTTCTTGATGCGCGCAGACAGCGTCCGCACGACCAGCGTCAGGACGGCGATCAGCACGCCGAAGAGCCATTCCAGCCAATACTTGGCGATCCACTCCGGCATGGTCACACACCGCCCTTCAGGAACTTGCTCATCATCCAGCCCTCGGCCTCATAGCGGATCTTCGTCCACTCGACGCCGCTGCGGTCCACCTTGCCGCCCAGGGCCGTGACCCGCGTGCCCAGGGGCAGCTCCGCGATTTTCGCGCCGCCCGGGGCCTCCCGGACGCGGACGGTGTTGCCGCTCGCGGCGGTCACGATCCGCGTCGCCCCGATCTCAGCCCCAATCTCCCCAGCTTGCAGGGGAGATGTCCCCGCAGGGACAGAGGGGCCGGTCCCCAGGTCCGTCATGGTCGTCGGTTGCAGGTCCGTCTGCGTAGTCGGTTGCGGTGTCTGCCCGCCGCCGAACATTCTTGCAATATCTTCGAGGATGCCCATATCGCCACCTCCATAATCCACCGCGTCCAGATAGGCGCAGTACCGCCATTTTCCGAGTTTTGAATCCGCCACGACCTTGCCCGCCGCGCTGCTGGCGTGTACGATCCGCAGCGGGTTTGTCCGCGTCACGACGCCGACGTGCTGGAAGTCCCCGAGCCCGTCGCTGAATTTGCTCGGCGTGTTCGGGTTCCACTTGAACACCGCCATGCCACGCTGCAGCTGCTTTACGCTCGTGAGAGGCTCCAGCTTGTGGACGTATTGCCTGGCGATTGTGTTGCTGCCGTGGTAGATGCGCTGCCCGGCCCGCCGGTAGGCGTAGACCAGCAGGCCGGAGCAGTCGATGCCGCGGCTGTCGTTGGTGCCGGGGGAGACGTAGGGCCAGCCCATCGCGCTCTCCA